CCGAAACCAATGGTAATAATGTCAAAGAATTGGACAATCCGCAGTGTTACTTCCTAAGGTCGCGTGGTAGACTATGGAAGGCACTCAGAGACTGAACGGGTGTTGGTGAGTAATGAAGGACTAGCCATCCTGAACTTGCTTAAGATACAGTCCACCCCCTTTGGAAACACTGGGGATTCATCGGGAGATGAAATGAATTTACACATGCCACAAGATGAGGAGTCGGAGGCAGAATTAAAGAATTTGGCAGCAGTTCCTTTTCAGATTATTAGTCCGGCAAACAATCAGTCGATTATTGGTATTTTCCAAGATTCATTGTTGGGTTCTTACCAGTTTACGCGCGTGGGTGTGAAATTCGACAGTCGTGCTGCGATGAATCTTCTGATGGCACTCCAAACTGTGAACGAGTCGATGTTTAGCAATATCGACGGTAACTTGTCGAATTTTCAGATATTATCGCAAATTATGCCGCCCATTACACTGAAATATAAGAAGAAACAATTTGGCGAAAAGGAAGACTATAATACGTCAAACAATGTACTTGAAATTCGCGACGGACAATACTTGCGTGGGCAGCTAGACAAGACTGTTTTGGGTTCGGGGACGAACGGTCTAATCCACCGAACATGCAACGACTTCAACAATATGACCTCGTCGAAATTTATCGATGACCTTCAAAATATTATTACAGAATACATGAAAGTAAGTTCATATAGTGTAGGAATTAGCGACTTGATTGCAAATGCGGAGACAAATAATAAAATTGCAGAGGTTATTATATCTAAAAAAACGGACGTGAAGGGGCTTATTGACCAGTTACATATCGGAGTTTTCGACAACAAGACTGGCAAAACAAACGACATCGAATTCGAAAATCAAGTTTCCAATATTCTTAATAAAGCTATCAACGATGCGGGAAAAATCGGTCTGGAAAGTTTGAGCAAAGATAATCGGTTTGTTACAATGGTAAATGCAGGGTCAAAGGGTTCGGAAATTAATATTTCACAGATGACATCGTGCTTGGGACAACAAGCAATAGATGGGAAACGCATTCCGTACGGGTTTGAAAGCAGAACATTGCCGCATTTTACGAAATACGATGACTCGCCTGATGCGCGTGGGTTTGTTGAGAGTTCGTTCATTAGTGGGTTGCGACCGGAGGAGCTGTTCTTTCATGCAATGGCTGGACGTATTGGCTTGATTGACACCGCCGTTAAATCTGTTACGTGGGAGACACCAATTGTAGTGGTAGAAAACAATGAACCAAAATATGTAAAAATTGGCGAATGGATTGATGGACATATGGAAAAGTCGGGAAGAATTCAGCACATGAAAGAAAAAAATATGGAGTATCTCGAAATAGACCATAATGTTACAATTTCAACAATGGACTATGATGGAAATATGTCGTGGGGTAATATTACAGCGGTAACTCGTCACGACCCCGGAAATATATTATATAAGATTACTACACATGGTGGAAGAAGTGTAATTGTTACAGAAAATAAGTCATTATTGGTGTGGAAACCCGAATTGAATCAATTTCGTGAAGAATATACTGAAAAAATTAATGTGGGTGACTTTGTTCCTGTTGCTAGGAAATGCAGTGAACCTGATAACAAAAATATTGAATTAGATTTTAAATATACATATGATGCTGGAATTAAAGAAGGACTATATATAGCTAATTGTGAGAACATTATGAACATTCCTGAATATGCGTATATCGCTAATATTGACTATGTAAGAGGTATATTATCTGGATATTTATCTACTGTTGGTAATATTTCAATATATGATGCGACAATAGAGTGTTCATCTAATAATATTCGTCTTATTGAAGATTTGGCGTTTCTGTGTTCTCGGATGGGAGTTTATGCTCGTATTAAAAATGAGGTTGTTGAGTCGATAATGTATGCTTCGTTGGTAATAAGCGGGGTTGATTGTAAAATATTTTCAGAACAAGTAACACTTCTTCATGATGATAAAAATAATAAAATGAAGTCGATTATTTGGAAAGATAAATTAGACAAAGTTGTTCGACACAACGATGTTATATTGGATGAAATTGTTTCAATTGAGAAGGTCGATCCCGCACTTCATCCCAAAATGTATGACTTGACAATACCTAAAACGCTCAATTTCGGACTAGCGAATGGTCTTCAAGTACGCGATACGTCGACTACAGGATATATTCAGAGACGATTAATCAAGGGTCTTGAAGATTTGAAAGTTGGATATGATATGACGGTGCGAAATAACAAGGAACGAATTGTGCAATTTGCGTATGGCGATGATGGAGTAGATACGGTAAGGGTAGAGAATCAGTCTATTCCTCTTGTAACGATGACGCTTGATGAAATATATGCACATTATTATGTTTCGACGAATGACGACAAGGACGGTATATTAATGACGGTATTTACGAAGACGGCAGTGACGCGAATGAAGAAGAATGTAAAGGAGTTGGAAACGAAGACGAAATACTATACGGATATGATGATAGAAATGCGCGACGAAATAGTTAAGAATGTGTTTAAGATGCGCGATAACAAAAATGTTTACATGCCTGTATGTTTTACACATATCATAAATAATGTTCAAGGAATGCAACATATAACCAAGAACTCTATGGTCGACATTACCCCGCTTGATGTATACGATATGATTGAAGATAATTATAAAATACTAGAAGGATTGTATTATGCTCCCCCTACGCGACTATTTAAAGCAATGTACTATTATTATTTGTCCCCGAAGGAGTTACTTGTTATTAAGCGATTCAATAAGAAAGCGCTTACTGTTTTACTGGAGACGATTACTCTAATGTATAAACGCGCCTTGGTTGCACCAGGTGAAATGGTAGGTATGATTGCCGCACAGAGTATTGGAGAACCGACTACGCAGCTTACCTTAAATACGTTCCATAGCGCCGGTGTTGCATCCAAGTCGAATGTTACTCGTGGTGTGCCACGTATTGAGGAAATTCTATCATTGTCGGAAAATCCGAAGAATCCATCACTGACCATTTATATGAAAAAAGATGAAGAAATGGATAAAGAATTGGTGAGAGATAAGATTCCAAGTATCGAGCTGACGATTTTGAAAGAAATCGTTGAATCTGTTGAAATATGTTTTGACCCCGATGATATGAATACACTTATTGCTCAAGATAAAGATATTATGTCGCAGTATTTCGAGTTTGAAAAAATGGTCGACGAATGTATGAGCAGTACCACCGAACAAATGATGAAAAGCGTTACTGGAACTTCTGAACCTCTCGAAGCGGCGATGGGGTTGGGTGGAGAAGCAGCTGTAGCATCGTCTTCGGAAACATCGGCATCCGGAACAGCTCCCAACGAAAAGTCAAAATGGATTATTCGAATGACGATGGATCGCGAGGCAATGTTGGATAGAAAAATTAGCATGGATGATATTCACTTTGCGCTTAAAAATATATATACCGACGAGGTTACGTGCATGTATGCCGACTATAACTCGGATAACTTGGTATTTCGTCTGAGATTAAATAATATAATTACCAACTCAAAGAAGAAGAATAATAATCCCTTGTCACTTGACCAATCAGACCAAATTTACATTCTTAAAAATTTCCAAGATAATATATTGAATAATATTGTACTAAGGGGCGTCAAAGGATTATCAAAAGTATTGCTTCGCAAAATTACAGATTCGGTTATTAAAGTAGATAGTGCGTATACGAAGAAAGAGACATGGGTGCTTGATACCACGGGAACAAATCTGATTACTGCATTGTCGCTTGATTATATTGATGTTACGAGAACAATTAGCAATGATATTCAGGAAATTTACAGTGTACTAGGAATAGAAGCTGCGCGTGTTGCCATCTTTAATGAACTGTCTGAGGTGTTGGAGTTTGATAATACATATATTAACTACCATCATTTAATTATGTTGGCTGATAGAATGACAGCAAGTGCAAAGATGGTTTCTATATTTCGCCACGGAATTAATAATGACGACATTGGTCCTATTGCAAAAGCATCGTTTGAGGAGACGCCGGAAATGTTTCTTAAAGCGGCAAGACACGCCGAGTTGGATGAGATGCGCGGAGTGTCGGCGAATGTAATGTGTGGACAAGAAGGTTACTTCGGAACAAGTAGTTTTCAGGTACTACTGGATATGAATAAGATGATAAAATTCGGCGGGGAAGCAAAATATAATATTACAAACGCAAACGATGAAATTGATAAAGCGTTTGAAATGGAGAACCCCGATGATGTGTGTTCCATTGGAAATCTGTCAATGAATGTTACCGTATCTAGTATCAAGAAAGAAAACCTAGGAAGAGTCAAGATGAACTACAATATTGGATTTTAATTATACGTGCGACTGCGACTGTATAAAATATTCATGTAAAATATTAAATTTTATAAATATAATATTTTACCATATTTTTTTTATTTTATTTTATTACGATTCGTCTCGTTCTTCATCAGACACTTCTCTTATATCAGATAATCCAACTTCGTCGCCAAGAAGTTGTTGCCCCTTCGGTTTCCGCGGTAGTTGTGTAAGTTTTAATGGGGCAATATTTAATTTTTTAACTCTTGGTTTTTTACTTGGTTCAACAGAAACGGCTGTTGTTGGTGCAGGCGCAGCAGAACCTTGTTCTCCTTCTCCTTCTATTTCTTCTTCTGATGGAAAAACTAAAGAAGATATGTTGATAGATGGTCCTTTTCCTTTCATTCGTGGGGGTCTTTTTTGTTTTTTCTCGGCGGTGGTCTGGACTACACCAACACCTACACTAGATCCTATTTCGGAAGCTTCTGCTGATGGAGCACCCAACGATGCAGCCGCTAAAGACGAAGTATTAATTTTACCCACTTGTCTTGTGGGTTTTTTTATTCTTCTCCTCATGGAACTCTCGTCTATATCTTCTTCTTGTGTATCCAAAGATACACCTGTTCCAATAGATGACGAATCGTCACCCCTTCCCTTTTTAGAAGGTGGTTTAAAATTTTGTATAAACTGCATAACACCTTTTTTATATCTTTTTGACTGTTTGAATTGCGAGCTTTCATCATCTTCGCTATGCGCTTGCTCTTCGGGATCGATATACTGAGTAGACTGTTGTTGAATAACGACAGACTGAAATCCATCCGTAAGAATATTCATGGTGATGTAGTATTCGTTTGCAGTATCGGTTTCTTTTGGTCTACTAAATTCACTTTGTGCTTGTTTTCTAAAAATAATACTATATGCTGGAACAGTATTGGCTTTAATAGCGGGTGCTATAATAAAATAGTATCCTTGTACATTTGCGAGAACTTCTCTACTAATATCACGAGCGGATTCTCCCATAAAAGGCATATCTTCATCCGACTCTTCTCCCCTATTGCCCATTGGATACATCGGTTCTTCTACTACTTTTTCCGAAATATTTTCTTCAAAATATGTAGTGAGAACTGAATATTCGTCTTTTGTTTCAATGAGAGCTTTACTCGGGTAGTATAAAATAATAATAGGTATTTTGTAATAAGTTGCTAAAATCCAAATATCGAGACGCGTTAAATGATAGGATTCAAAGAAGGGTAGTGTTTCAATAAAGTTGTCATCTTCGTTTGCTGTAAATTTTATTCTATATTCATCGGCAATTGACTCCATTCCATAGTATTTTAACAGTTTTGCAAATCTATCTTTTATACCCTCTGTATACTGGCGGTCAATTGTATCTATATAAAACTGAGCAATTACAATTTTAAGGTGATTCGTTGTAATCGTTTCGAGTCTTTTATAATTTCTTCTTTTTGCTTCTAGTTTCAGAATAAACAATATAATTTCAAAAGAACACCTCGGCGAATTAGAATTGAACTTTAACATTTCTAAATTCTGGGTTTGTTTGGAACTAAAATATTTACGATACTCTTGTGTTAAAAATATTTTTTCGGTTGTACACCTTATGTGTTGCGATGAGGGTGTATCGTATATACTTTCGTATAATTCTGTCAATAATGGTTCTGCTGTATCATATGTATTAAAATTGGCGTATTCATTTTCTGGCATCGGTTCTAAATTATCTAAATAGTCTTCACTAAGCATGGTATGTGATAGTATAATTTCATCTTCTCGTAAATTATATTTTACGTTTATAAGAGGAAAAATATTACGGTCAAACATAAATGCGCGTATTCTGTTGTATCGTAAAATCTCGTCAGCCATTCTAGCTATATACATTACCTCATTGTTATGTGACGGATTCAGAAGATTAATTCGGGGTATAACAAGTTTACATCTCCCCTCTTTATCCGTCTCTTTTATACAATATTTTGTTTTAGTACACGTATTTGGATTTTTATTAGTTATACAAGATGTCGTTATTTCACTTATGCTTTTTAGTAGTTCTTCGCTGTAATGACTATCGCTAAAACTTATATATTTTGATACAAGTTGTCTTATAAGAGTTTGCATGTTATTTAACTTAATTAAATATAACATGTCATTCCGTTTGATAATTGACAACATTGACTCCTTTATTTCCATATTTTCAAATTTATGTAGCAAAATTCGAATGACCGTTCTAAACACATTATAAAAATTATTTTCCAAGTATATATATTTTACATACCTTTCTCTATCTGGGTCATCTTTAAGTCTTGTATTAATTTCTCTATCTGCAATATTGTAGTCGCTGGTGTTTATGACCGGTATATTAAAAATTCCATCCATCCTTTTACTCTCCGATTCGTCAATTAAAGTTGATATAAATTGGTCTGTTTCGGTAATAATACCGGCAATCTTGCCGTCGTCCACCACCTTAAATCGGGGCAAGCAGGGTATTTTAATTTTACCGTGTACATAGTGAAGAAATGTAACAGTCTCTTCGTATGGTCGCCATAGTGATTCATCGTCGATATAATTTATTGTTGGTATTTCCTTGTCTATTGGTGAAGGTTCGCACATTACAATACCTGAAAAGGTTTCATCTTTTTCTTCGTCTTCTTTTTGTATAAATATGCCGATTACTCTTCCGTCGTAGTTTAATACTTGATTTGATATTGTAAATCCTCCTCCTTTTACTTTTTCTTTTAACTCGTGTAAATGTATATTTCTTCCAAACTCGTATAATTTTGGGAACTTTTTTGATGCATTTGCTGTTCCTTCGCGTGGGATACTATTGTATGGTTTACATTGTCCATCATAAGCAGATTTGATATTTGTTATTATTTTTTTAAGTACAGGGGGTAATGCCGCTTCTCTAACTTCAATGCCACTTTCGTTAACATATTTGCGTACCGCCGTGCTTCTAATATTAAATAAACATGTGAGTTTGCGTGGTTTTAATTCGCGGACTTCGTATATTGGTTCAAAAATATGAGTATCTTTGATGTTCCTCTTTATCAAAATAGCAGTTTGTCTACTACTATCAAAAAACCCGCTAGAATAATGATTGGTTGGGCACAAAACTTCGATATTATTTGTAATGTCTCTATTTGATATTTGTAGTATAATAAGGTTTATACCATCTTTAAATAGTTTGGGGTTAGGGGTGCTGACAATATCCCATAAGTACTCGTGGTCAATATATATACTTTTATTACTTATATATTTTTTAAAATTTTCAAATGAACATACGACTTTTTTGAAGAAAATGAATTGAGCATCTGTATCTGACAGTTTTGTAATTGATTTAAAAATTACCGAGTCTTTATATACAAAATCTGGTTTTTGTAACATTAGTCTGAATACGTCGTCATCTACCATGCATATATCTTGTGGTGGCTGCGTTTGCGGTGGCGGTGTTTGTGGTGGTGGCGTTTGTGGTGGTGGTGTTTGTGGTGGTGGCGTTTGTGGTGGTGGTGTTTGCGGTGTATCTTCACTCTCACTTGATTCAACATCAACATCAACACCAACATCGATATTTTCTGGTTTCTTATTGGGAGTAGCTTCGCGATTAGCATCAGAGTCTGAAACAAAATCTAGTAAATCTTGTTCTTCGCCTTCTTCGCCTTCGCCTTCTTCGCTCGAACTACCACCACCTTCTACGCTCGCGGTTACGTCTACATTGCTAACACTTGATCTGGGTGTGTCGCTTGGTGTATATATAGATTGTACTCGTGACTGTGACCGTGACTCCTCGTCCTCGTCTTCTTCATATTCGTCTTCTTGTTCATTCTCTTGGTCATCTTCTTTTTTGAGTGTATTATGCATTTTTTGCTTATAGTTGAATATATTGATAAGTGTACCATTTTGGTATGTCATAAAAGTATCAATATCAATTGCGTCTAAAATTATTTTTTTCATTTCGGAAATAGAGATTTTAGTAGATTTCCCCGTAGTTTCTTCAATATGTTTCGAATATATATCTGCAACCGAACCAATAAAACTTTGATTTTTGTTGTTTTCACCCACTTGTGTGCTAGTTTGAACTCCTTTTTGTAATAAACACGACACTCCGCTTTTTAAAATAGTACTTCTATCATTTAGCGTGCATGTTTTCGTGCTTTGTGAAAAGAATGCTTGTAGTTGCGGTAATAAGTACCCATAAACCCCTTCGGGTAGTTCGGCGTTACGCTCTGGTCCTAAAATAACAAAATCTTTTTTAACGGCAACCGTTTTTCTCATGGAGCTAGCTGCAGCTTCACTTAAACTGAACCGCGATGCCATAGTTGCCTGCGTTACCGGTGTTGCAGGTTCTTCTTCCCGTTCACCTTCATCCGGTGCATCTACATCTTCTCCTTTTTGTGTTAACATGGCGAGTGACTGGCGAATTGCCTCCGATGTCAACTTTGGTGCTTCTCCTTCTCTTTCTCCTTCTCCTTCTTCGTCGTCGCCTTCTTCTATTGCATCTTTATCTTGCCCGCGAACTCGTCTAACAGGTCTTGCTTTAAATGCGGTGTCTTTCCCTTTACATTCAAAACTTTTTGTGTTGGGGTTATTTTGATTGTGTACAGTTATACTTGGGCAACCACATGCTTGTCGTGCATTATTTTGCATATCTTTTACGAAGTTTTGACTATTAAAACAACACGGCATGCAGTATTTACTTCCGGCATTTTCTTTACTATTTACAAATCCGGGGGACTGTGACTTATACTCTCCTGATTTTTTATCAATATGATATTTACCTTCTGTAAATTCGAAAATATATTTACCCGCGGGTATAGTTTCAGCGCCGGCTGGTATAACAACGTCGCCTTCTTTTGCTTTTATTTTTTCTACTTCTTCGTGTGTTAAGCTGACATTCTTTTTTAAGTCCCAGTACCGAGGACATATATACCAAAACTGTTTGCTTTTAGAAGACCCATATTTCATTGCTCTATCATAAGAACCAGCGTGGTTCTCATCAATATGCTTTTTTTCTTCGTCTGTTAAAATAATTGGCTGTCTTCTTACATTCCAAGGACATGAACGCGAATACTCTTTCACATTTCCTTCTGTACTTTTTGGAAATAAAGCGGGGTCTAATGAATATAATCTTTGAAAAACAGGATTAGGGTTTGCCAATTTTGCACCCGTAATGTCACGCGAGATTGTGCCTCTTTGAAATAATGTAACGCCTTCTCCTGAATCTTCTTGCGAAGATGATGATGATAGTGCGGCTGTGGCTGCGGCTGCGGATACAGAAGGCATTTTCATCTTACTGGCGAACTGTAATCCTGCAACATTAACGGGCTTCTTTGCTAAAGGTTTTGGTTTGGGAGTCTTTTCTTGTTCAGATGTATCCGAGCTTAAAGATGGTAATTCTACATCAGATATTCCTGCGTTTTCTTCTTCATCGCTTGAACTACCTCCGCCACTTTCAACGCTGTCGCCGCTACCTTCTTCGTCACTACCAAATTCAATATTTTCAATTACATCTCCTTTTTCTTCTTCTTCTTCGTCGTCGCTGCTTTTATCGCTTTCTATTTCGAAATCGTCTATCTTTTCCCCTTCTTCTTCCCCTTCTTCTTCCTCCCCTGTTTCTTCTTCTTCTCCTTCTTCTTCTTCTTCTTCTTCTTCCCCTTCTTCTTCTTCGTCTTTTTCTTCTTCTTCCTCCCCTGTTTCTTCCCCTTCTTCTTCCTCCCTTGTTTCTTCTTCTTCTTCTTCCTCCCCTGTTTCTTCCCCTTCTTCTTCTTCTTCTTCTTCCTCCCCTGTTTCTTCCCCTTCTTCTTCACTTTCTATTTTAAAATCATCTATTTTTTCTCCTTCGCCTTCTTCTTTTTCGCTGGGCACTGGTGTTTTTGGAAGAGATGGTTCGCTACTTTCTTCTTCCTCTTCTTTTTCTTTTTCTTTTTTTTCTTCCTCTTCGCTACCACTGTCGCTACCACTATCGCTATCACTACCAAAAAAGATGTTTTCAAGATCGGCGTCATCAATTTGTTGCAGGTCTTCAGGTCTAGAATAATTTTCAAACATGAACGACTCGTCGATTGGGTTTGTTTCAGCAACCATTGTATTGTCAGTAAGAACCGATTTGTCTCCTTGCACAACAAATTCTTTTACTTCTTTAATTTCGGATTGTTCTTTCGAACTAAATGACCTTTTACATAACTTTGTAATATGTTCTCCGGATACATTTGTATTTGGTTCAGACTTCTTATACAAGAGTAACCTTAAAAATGAATCAACCATTTTTTCAATATGTTCCAAATAATAAATATTATCAACATTCTCAATATTTATTTCAAAATTCCCATTTGTTACAATTTGATACTGAATAATGGATGTGAAAAACCCAGGATGAACATTAACTTTTATTTTTGTTTGTTTGCCTACTTCCGAAAGTTGCAATTGGTCTAGTACATTTGAAACGCGTCTTACAGCATCCGCTTGTGATAAATTTTGATAGTTTTCCATCAAACCGGTTACTACATCTGCTTGGTAACTTGACTTTAGAAACCGTTGCATTATAAATGCGTCAATACTTTCCATTTCATTATAATTTGATACACGTTTGTATCTCATTATAATACGCTGTCCTTCTTTATAATCGATCACATTAAATATGCTAGATATACAGCCCATATTTTGCGGAATGTTAAATTTAAAGTCATGTGGAAGCTTAAGAAGTGTTTTATGTTTTATTTCTCGAATGATGACATTTTTTGAATAAAGACTATGAAATGGATTCATCGAATAACCATATTGTTCAATAAATGTTGCTACTTCTTGTATAACGGGGTTGACACTTTTCATAATAATTTTTGATACGTCACTATCGCTCATGGGGTTTTCTAAGTTAAATGATATAAATATGCTACCGTGGTTATCAAATTCGCATTTTATTGGAATTTTATAATCCCTTACGTATTCCCCGTTGGAATATTCTGCATATTTCGTGTATATTAAAACCATTACACGTTTTTCTTGTTGTGTTTCTTTCATTATTTTTTTAATCTCTGACTTTTTAAGGTATGGGATTCTTTTACCACTTCTTGCGACCTTGTTTGCATATAGCCTGTACATTTTTTCATCGCGCCGTGTCCTTGTTAACTTAATAAGAGGTTTTTCGTCCGTTGTGTGTATTATTTTGAATAATATGTCAATTGGGATATTGATAATGGAGTCGGGTTTAATTTCCAGCTCGATATAAGAAATCCCGTTTTTAATATATTTCAGGTGTCTATCTTTCTCTTGTTGATAAAATACATCGTAAAACAAGTCTACATTTTCTATAAGGTCTTTATATGATTTATCGTTTATTAATTCTGACGCAGACTGCTGCAATTCTTGTCGATTTTGTTCCAAAGCGTCGATTGTCGTGTATTTTTTTTCTGCCAAATATGGGTAATATATTTGCACCATAGTATCTGAAGATAACGACCCGATCCCTTCTTTTTCAGATTGTTCATTAAACAAGTTAATATATTCTAACACATCGCCGGCAAGACATAAAAATATAGTATTGCAAATAATTGGCTCGTAGTCTAATAATATTGTTTTATTTGTAGTTGAAATAATATTTTTCGCTTTATCTTGTACAAAGCTATCTATTTCTACAACATTAAATGGGTTGACTGTAAATGTATATTCAGATTGATTATAAGTTAGCTTTTGTCCAACAGGAATATCTTCCACGAGGGGAATAACTATTTCTTCAATGATTTCCTCCCCTTCTTCGCTCCCTTCGCTCCCTTCGTCGCCAGAACCTTCGCTATTGCTTGTATCTCTTTCCTTTTTATGTCTAAAGAAAAGCTCCATAATATCTTCGTACGTATATACATCTTTTAATTCATCTTTATTCGTTCTTAAAATAAGTTCACACTCTGGTTTTAACGCCCATCTATGAGAATTTGTTAAAAAATGAATAAGAGACGCTCTTGTTATTGTAGATGTGTCATTATTTGATAATTTATTATATAATCTTGTAGGAGTATAGTCGATGCTTCGTTTTGAAAAAATATACAACTCATCAAATGATGGTAGACTTTCTAATTTCATATTTGATATAATTTTTTTCTTTACTGTCTCGATAGTATCATCTCCATATAGTCTATCAAACGAGAAATCTACATTTATGTTATATGTGTTAATATTTTCCAACTCTGTGTTGCTAAATATATCATTAAAGTATATATAATCTTCGTCTGCTGGGTTTTCGCCACTTTCGCCACTTTCGCCACTTTCTTTTGATCTGAATTTTTTTTCTACGTATGCTTTGAATTTTTCTTTTAGATCGTCGACGGATATTTCCCATATTTTTTTTGTTATTGGATTCGTTCTTCCATAAAAAACAATAATTTTTTCAGGAACTTGATTTTCATCTATAAATGTATTATTTATATAACTTAATTTGTATATATCTTTTTTAATTTTGTCATCCATGGTATATAATATATATATAATAGAGAATATGTTTATATATTAGAGAATACATTTATATAATAATATATAATGAAACTAAAATTAATCGTAGCCATGTGTAAAGGTGGGGGAATAGGTTTCCGCAACGATATACCATGGAATATAAAAAAAGATTTGCTTTATTTTTCAAATAAAACAACCGGGGACTATGGAAAGCGTATGAGAGACATTCAGAAGGGAATTATAAGTGGTTGTGCAGTTCACGATAAAGGTATAAAAAAGAATGCCATTATAATGGGTAAAAATACGTGGTTATCATTACCGAAGTATCCCGAACCATTAAAAAATAGAGATAATATTGTTTTGTCGTCATCTATTCCCGAAAGCATTGTGTACAATTATGAATATGATTTAACTATTCATTTATCATCAATCTCTCGTGTTATGAGGTTTTGTATGTTGCCGTCCTCTGTCTTGGTCGGAGAGAATGAGATATATAAGCTCTTTGAAAAGCATGAGGTGAATGAGATGCGTGAGATTAATCGAAAATCGCTTCTACAAAATAATAATTTGACATACGATGAAGTCTGGATAATTGGTGGAGAACAAGTGTATAATATTTTTATAGAAGAGAATGTGAAAAAAAACATGGAGGGAAACATAAATATGTTGATAGATGAATTTTGTATTACTTATATTGATAAACATTATGAATGTGATACATTTTTTCCTAATATAGAAAATATGAATCTTTATTATATTTCTTCGTTTTCAAGGTGCGAAAACCTAGATGAAAACACAGGTATACGCGTTCCCGTGTATTATATTATATTTACTTTAATTGATTATAGTAGTAGCAAAAGCATAGAAAAAAAATACATAGAAGGCGCAGATATGCATAGGTATTACTATTATTATTGTGGAATAAATCCGGAGAAATGTGACTATATAACGAATGATAATATAGAGTCATTCAGGTGGTGTATTACAAAGTGTTAAGTCGCGTGTATATGTGTATATACATACATTTAAACCGAAAATACTCTATTTGGAACGCAACTTCCACAGTCTCTTTGTTCGGTTTCGGGGGAACATCTTTGAGACGCGGATAGTTGTTGTTTGAGCTGAGGTTTACTTTGTAAATCTTTTTCAAATTTTTTAGTGTCACAAACCCAAGGACACTCGTATATTTTATTATTATTTTCGTCTATTTTTTGTTCGCATTTTGTTTTATTTACATTATCAAGTCTAACGCAACCTGTTAAACATTTATCTTGAAAAAAATTGGAAAATTTTGAAAGTAGGTTTGAAATTTTTGGATTAGAAGTATCTAAATTTAAACCTTCTATAATTGATGTTGGGGAGGAGCGAATATATTTTTGGTATAATAGCATACCAATGCTGGCTGTAAATATAAATATAAATATAAATGTAAAATACTTACATTTGAATAGTTTCGAATTTGTTTTGCTCAATTTCATAGTAGTAGTAGTATATATTATATATAACGTCTATAAAAAGTCTATATATAATATGAATAGTATATTTGTTGGAATAGTATATTTGTTGGAATAGTATATTTGTTGGAATAGTATATTTATTTTTTATATAAGGGGCTCTCGTTGATTATCATACCGCAATAAGAAATGGGAGATTTTGAGTAATCTATTCCTGTGTATACGTGACATCGTACCGAATTTTCCAGAAGAAATTTAAAGTTGTTCCAGAATTCTTCTTTGTGTCCGATACTTTCAGACATTGTATGTGCGAGTTCATGTATAGCTACAAATGTGAGCGTATTTTCATCGATTAGTGTATCGCCTGTTTTTGTGGTATTTAAACAGAAGGCTATTTTTTCCCCTTTATTCTCGCTGTATGCTGTATGTTCGCTATCGGGTTCGTTTTCAATAATTGTTTGAGGATTGAAATTTTTCACAAGTCGCTGTACATTTTCATACGTTGGGTATGTTTTCTGCATAAAACCAACGAGTTTTTTCATTTTTTGTGTAACTGTTGCCAATAAATCGGCAGCCATTTCAAGTTTAAGTCGTTCTCGAACGCAGTATTTATTACCATCTACACTTGAAGTAATGCATTTTAAATTTGACATATCCGAACTAAAATATATTTTAACACATATTATGATAATAAGAATAGATAAAATATATCCTATAGTATTTATTTCCATAATATGGTAATAATATTATATATTATATAAATAATAAATATTAATAATATTATTATTATTTATTATCAAAATAAATGTGATGGTGTTTACAGATTGTATTTTACAGATTGTATTTTATATTTTATGCGTTTATTGAGGACCGCATCCAACTTCAAGGGGCTGGCGGAACGAGTCGGGCTCAATGGTTGTGTTATTCCACGGGCTGACGATTAGTTGTGGATTGGGGGGTTCAGAGCGAACCTGTTGGTTAGAGTTTCTAAGACTGCTTCCGATGGTATCAATGCCAATAAGGTAACCGGCATTTAAAAAGTTAACACCCATAAAGTCGCCAGTGCCCATAGGTTTCAACCCCCATCCGCTGTTGTTATCGCTGGGAAGAAGGTCAGAAGGACTATTCATGGATTGGCTATTACAGTTTGAAGGCATACCAGCCATATTTCCATCACCCGAATTTATAGGCGCATAGTCAACATAGAATGTGCTGTCATTTGCTCCTGCGGGATTACCTCCACTTCCGGAACTGGGGTTTTGATTGTCAGATGACCCACGAGAGGAGTTGCGTCGGTTAACGGTTTCATAGTTCTCGGGGTAAAAATTCTTATTCGAAGAATAATTGTAAATAACGTAAATAAGAACCAATCCTCCTAAAAGTAAAAGAACGTGATGTGCCTTGAAAGTTTTCTGTAAATCTTTGAGCATCTTTATATAAAATAAAAGATAAAATATTTTTATAATTTTAATATTAATTACCAAATATAAATTATACGCCTTAAGTAATTAAATAAAATTAACTAAAACATCTAAACTTTGCTCGACCTATAAATATTAAATTTGTATTTTCTTTAAAAATGTAAATTTAATTGTAATATTTCTTAATCATTCATATATTTTATCACTGAATGCTATATAAAATTGTAAAATTACCATCAATCTGAATCTTCTTCTGATTCAGAATTTTCCGAACCCGATGAGTTACTAAAATCGGAGTCTGAATCGTCGAGCATGTACGTTTTCTTAATTTTTTTTACTTCTAGATAAGCATCGAATGCCAATTTTCGAGCAGTTCTTGCCTTTTCTTTTGCTGCACTATATATTTCATAATAAATATCGTTTGGTTTTTTAAGTTTCATGTTTTCATCATTTTTTATTTCTAAATCTGCGTCCGTAAGTTCTGTAAGTTCTAAAGATTCTATTTTTTCTAAATTAATTGGGCTACTTTTTATTTGTTCATCGGTTATCGAATTATTATTACCACGATCCTCGTCTACATTATCCCGACGATCATCGTTATGATCCTCGTCTACATTATCCCGACGATCATCATTATCGCTGTGACCATCCTTATCGTTGTGACCATCCTTATCGTTGTGACCATCGTTATCGCCGTGACCATCGTTATCATCGTTATCATTATCGCTCTCAGTATTTTTAGTATTTATTATTTTTTGTAAATTATGTTGTGTATGGGGTTGTATACGCTCTGGGGCAATGTTTGACGGGAGTGTTGATGCAGGTGTAGATGTGTCGTTATTAGGTGGCGGGTCTATATTTTGAGATGCACTAGAGAGTTCTGGTGAGACGATTTCAGGACCGGTTGTGAATTCCGATGCTGCTGCTGCTGCTGCTGCTGCTGCTGTTGTTGTTGTTGTCAAACTGGGTTGTATATTTTTTTTGATAACACATGATTGGAATACGGGTTTATTTGACACGACAAGAGCTTGGCGTAGAATAATTTCAAACTGGAAACTTTTAGATGTAAATTTAATACCCTGTATTTCTAAAACTGTTATTAAATCATTTTCGGGTTTTATGTCATCTAGGGACAACTTATTTTCGCTTTCATCAAACACGTAACATGTGGGCATTTTTACAAGATTTTTAGATGGTGCTATACTAGCTCGAAGTAAATAATACTTGCCCGCTTTATAAGGTCTCAGTGTTGCGGTAAATGCATTTTCTATATCATTTTGGTCGATATCGTTTGTAAACCATGAATTCTTTTTGTCGTGAATTTTTTCCACACATGATTTTTCTAAATTTTCCATGAACTCTATAAAATTAGAGTCGTCGGATGAAAACATAAGGTCAATATAGGATTTTTTTCCAGATGAAGATACTATACCCTGTTTAGAGATACATTTAGGTGTTTGTACATAGAGGACATCGTTATTTATATTTAACTTCGTAAAGAAAGAACCACCTTGCAATGATTCAGGATGAGTTAAAATAAATTTACTAAAATCAAAAGTGTCATAAATTGTACATATATTCGAAGTAGAATTAATGTCCATTTAATGCTTAAGGAGAAAATATAGACAATAATAACACGCAAAAATTATGTAATAATTATATTTTTATAAATTAATTAGCAATATTTGTCTGTTACAAACCTGCAAATAAATAAATGAAAGAACCAAAAGATATGAAAGACAAAATTACTGATTATTTCTTAGATTTTATTAAAAAGGATGAAGTTAAAAAAGAATTAAAGAATTTATTTAAACCCGTTATTAATTTAATATTGGAAGAAATATACCCATATATTTATTTATCATTGCTTCTGGTTGTAATTAGTTTTTTTCTAGTTTTAGGAATATTTATTATGTTAATTAAAAGTCACAAAACAATTTAATATACACAACCATTATCTAAATAATTATTTTTTTTATTAGAAAATATAATAACTTTTATTAACAAAGTTTGAAAAAATTATTGGAAAGTTAGAGGTTGAAGGAAGGGGAAAAAAGG